TTCATTAGTTGCAGATTGTTGCAGTAGATAAAATTCTTTTTGTGTTCCATTGCCTGTATAGTAAGAAGAAATGTCTTTGGTTACCTTAATAACTTCATCTCTTTGCCACTTACCATCAGATGCTCTCAGAACATCATTTTTAGGATACTTGACTTCAAGTTCTTGTCCAAACATCATTCTGAACAATAACTTAAATGAATTCTCAGAACCTTTTGCAAGGTAAAGAGGTAGAACATTCTTAATTAAAAATTCTTTATCAACCGCAACATCTCTGGACACCAAATCCGCATATGTGTTAAAGAATTGTTCTTCAAACTCATCAACCGATTCGTCAACATCGGTAAGATTACGAAAATCTTTGGCCTTTTCTGTAAGGTTATTGAGTTGCGAACCTTGTTTAGTTTCCAAGTATTCATAGTATGCTTCTAAGAAAGCAATGAATAAAGGATATTCTTCCCGAATAAATTCAGGAACTTGACGATTTACAAGTAACGATGTTCTTAAATCAGACATTAGATACTAACAAGTTCAGTTACAATTGCAGCTGGGTCAGTTTCATCAATAGTAATGATTGTATTTTTGGTTGATGAAATGATACCTTTTTCAGCCTCTAAAGAAATACGAATAAAACCATCTGTTGGTTTTACAGATAAGAATCTTATATCAGTTAATGTGACAATACCATTTTGGTAATCAATAGTTCCTGCTCTATCTCTGATAACTTGCTTCTGTGCAAATCCATCGTAATAAACTGTTCTTAGATTACCAAATCGTGCATCTAAGACCGCAACAGCAGTAGCACCATAACCATTACCACCTGATAATGTAATCAATGCGGTCGTATAATCTGTACCACGATTTGTTACGGTAATTTTTTGAACACGACCATTAATAATTGTTGCAGTAGCAGTAGCACCTGTACCATCACCAGTAATTGTAACAGTAGGTGCAACAGTATAACCAAAACCAGGATTTGTTACATTGATTTCAGTAATACCAGTGAATGAGTTTGGCACTTCTTCTAACTGTGCGGTTCTACGAACACCTAATGCATCAAACACATCAAATTCGGATGATGCTAAACGATTGGTTGTCGTACCACGATGTAATTCGGCATTGAATTGAATCTCATATGTTTTTGAAACATTCAATTCAGGAACAAATCTTTTTTGTAATCTTAAAATAGTTTCTGAACCACGAATAGAACTTAAATCTACCGCATCAACAACATCTTGTAATTTTGATAGAACAAATGTTGCACCAAATTTATTTAAGTTGGTATTATTGTATGTTAAGATAGAAGTGCGGATTGCACTCTTAATTGCTTCGGCACTTTGAGTTGTTTTCTTTCTGTCATACTCAACATAGTTATCAACCAAAAGATAAAGATATTGTGGGTCAATAATTTCTGCACCAACAGAAACGATTGCTTTTGGTTTAATGATATCATCAATAATTCTTTGTTTCTCTGTTTCAGAAATATAGTAATTCTGTTTTGGTTTTAAAGAAACAAACACTTTACCGTAAACGGCAGGAGTTTCATCTTCACCACCCCAGACCGATAGAGAATCTACCGATGGATAATTCTTTTTAATGTATGATTCATAATCTTTAAATGTCACAAGACGGTTTTGTGTTGTGAACTGTGCAGGTGCACCAAATTTAATTTCGTCAATTGATTCTCTTAGTGAACCACCTGATGCGGCAGAAACTGGCGTAATCACAAAATTGTTAATGCCTTCTGCCAATGAATCAACCAAAGTTGCAGTTGCAATAAAATTGTTTGCTTTGTTTGATGCAGTTCCGTTTGTAACAAGATAAGTTACAGAAACTACCGCACCATCAGGTAATTTTTTACCTACAATGTCATTACCAAAATAAATTTGAAATTTACCACTCTTATTTTCTTGTAAGTAGAAAACTTCAGATGTTGATTCTACATCCAATATATCGGTTACTTTTTGGTAAACAGTTACTTGTGTATTGCCTGCTGCCGGTACAGATGTTACTTTAATTGTCGTTGTATCGATGTTTGCATCAGGTAAAGTAAAAATTTGTTTTGGATTTGTTGCTTGGTCGTGATTGAACACATAAGTCAATAACTGACCTTCATAAATCTCTAAATTCTCAAAATAGTATTGATTGTTTGCTTTTGAAATAGCAACTTCATCCAACACAACAAAGTTATATGATGTGTTGTCAATTTGATTTGACAAGAATGAAAAACCAGAAGGAATGGTCAATGAACCGGATGCATTGCTTGTTGATTGTGCAGTAAAGTTAATTGTTGCAACAGGTGCTCTTTGTGAATAAGGAACATAACCTAATGCTTTGGCATGTGATACTACTGAATCTCTTAATAATGCGGTATCAAGGAAAGACTCATTCGCCACCATGTTCAAATAGTAGGCGTTATAGTGAGTATTATATGCAAGAATGTCAAGTAGAACGGACAAACCAGAACCATCAAAGTCATAGTCTGTAAACTCTGATTGTTGATTTAAAAAGTTCTTTAAATTGTTCTTGATTGTATCAAAATCAAGTTCGGTAACTCTTAAACGGTCTGCCATGTTTATCTAATCCGTTCTAGGAAAAAATTAATTGTAATTGGGTTTGGATTGTTGATGATAAAAAATTCTAAGATAATGTTATATCTATTTTCATCAGGAGCAGCAATCGCAGTAACTTTTGAAACTTCGGCTCTAGGCTCAAAGTTGTTGATTGTTTCTTCAATCTCTCGTTCAATCTGTGCAGCCATTACCGAATCAACATTTTCAAACAAAAGTCGGCGAATGTTACTTCCGAGTTCTGGTTGAAATGGTCGTTCATAGTGATTCGTCAAAACTAGATTTTTGACTGAATTGATAACTGCATACTCACCTTTATAGGTGTTGACATCCTTACGAACTGGATGAATATTAAAACTCAAATCCAGGTCTTTAAAGTTTCTTGTGAAATTGTCGTTTGTATTAACTGTTGCCATTGTTTATTTATCTTAACCACCGATAATAACTGTTGAAGAACCGCTTTCGATTTTATTCGTTCCAACAGCGTTACCGGCATCTCCAGTATCCGCAGTATCACCAATACGAGCAGCACCTTGTGTACCACTATTCAAGTTGATGTTCGGAGCATCAAATTTCATGTTTCCTTCAGAACGAACAGTATATGTTCCCTGAACAGTTTCATTGTAATTACCACCTACTGTAACATCGACATTTCCATCAACATTCACATCAGCATTTTGACCAACTTGTGCGGTCATATTTTTATCAACTTTTAACCATGCGTTTTCTTTGACATAAATTTCTGCATCACCTTGAACAGTAATGTTACACTTACCCATGATATAAACATTATCGTCTTTCATAACGATAGAGTAATTATCTTTTGTAATCTTTTCTACTCTATCACCATCAGGATACCACTCTGTAAAACTACCATTCCGATGTGCGATATGAATTCGTTCTTTACCTGGCGTATCATCATATTCTACGATATGACCAGATTCAGTTTCCATCACATTATCGTATGGGTAAACGGCATCGTATTTTGTCTCAGGTTCATCCCATGTTGAATTGAAAGTTTCAACACCAGTTACGACATTATCTTTTCTTTCTTGGATATATGTCTTTGTAATTGTGTCAGAATCATTTCTTGCAATACGAGAAGTTGTTGGTTCATCTAAGTTTAGTGGATAGTTTTGAGCTCGACTCGATTCGGTAATTTCAATACCTGTTCCATCAGTTTTATATGTTTTAGACTGAGGTGTTCGAGGAGCATTGGCTAACTCCGATGCACTTCTAGGGTCACTAAACGCTTCTTGAATGTTTGCAGACTTTAATGGGATACTTGAAAATACACCAAGAACAACTGGTTGTTGAGTATTCTCTCCATCCATAAAGAAACCAATACACATATCACCTTCTTTTGGTGCGTATGTGTTGGTGTTGTTTGCAGGAAATGCAACTTGAGCCCATGGCAATGCATCAGTTGGCAATTGCATTTTATTGTCAGCATTCCAACCAACGCAACGAACTTTTAATCTTCCTAGTTTAAGTGGGTCTTGGCGACTTTCTACAAAGCCAATCCACCATATAAACCCATCTTTACCTGCAAAATCTTTATCAGTCATATCAATAGTTCAATAGTTGTTGTGTTTGTTGTGGATTGCTTACTGGTACAAACTCATTGTTTGTAGATGTTGTAGCACATTCAAAAACAGTTTCGTGTTTGTCGTATCCAATGATGTGTCTAGTGGCAATGATAATATATTTACCACTTAAACTTGGGTCATCGTTATCAGAACCCTTTTCTTTCTTACCAAAATTAGGTGCTTGCAAATTAACATTGAAACCAGAAGTCAATTGAAAGTTACCTGGCATTACCACTTTAACTCTCTTACTCATTAGATTGTTAATGATTGCTTTTCTTTGAAACAACCAGTTCTCAATGTTGTCTATTTTTGAAATAGATGTTGGGTCTGCTTTCTTAATGTAATTACTTAATTGTTTTGCTGCATCAAAAAAGGCCATAGATTTCTTCGAATCGTATGCCTCTGTTGCAGACACACCTGCACGGTTAGTAATCACAGATTGATTTGGATTTTCGTTTGCATGTTTCATACTGTTAAACACATCGGCAAATCCAATTTGTTTCTTTGCAGTAGTTCTTGTCAATGGGTCAAAACCAATAAACTGACCTGCATTAACACCAGACCTTGTTTTTTCAATCATATCAGTTTGTGCAACAACTTCTAATGCTCTTGCCATACTGATTTCAGACAAACTACTTGTTTTTGTTTGATTCTTTGGTTCAAACTTAACATCCAAAATTTCAGATTGTGTTAGTAACTTTGATAAAGAAACAAAGTTATAACCTACTAGATTCTGAAAAAACATGTAATTTGGTGCCTGTTGTGGGTCAACTGACCTTTTGGCACACCATTCGATTGCATCAAATGGTTTTAAATTTGGAATAACTAAACTACGAACACCTGTGGTTGGTTCGAAAATACCACCAATTTGATTGTCAGGTACTTTTAAATAATCAACAAGAATTTTTTCAACAACTTTGGAGTAGGTACCTTCAAATGACTGATTGATTTTTTGTTGGTCAGAGAATATCAGTTCATCAGAAACAAAGTTCAGGACAAACAGTTCACTATTCAAACCTTCTGCTTTTCGGTCAGATTGTTTATAGATTCTAAATGCCTTACGAAAAGATGCAATTTCAGACCTATCATCTTTTGCGATATCAATTAAAATAGATTCAGAACCATCAAATAATAATTTGCCAGAAAGTCCAACAGAATCACGAATTAGGATTGTTCCACTCATTACAGGCATTAGAATCGAATCATACAAATTCAATTCTTCATAGATGCCAGAAACATCGATAGAACCGGCCTTTGTCACCACCACCAGTTCTCGTATCTTAAACTGTGTGGACTTTTTAACAGAAAAACTCATCCTCTAATTACCTTTTTGAATTCTTTTTCTACATCTTGAACAAATTCAGGTTTCAAAAGTTTAATGTTTCTTTTACTCTCGTTCAATTCTTGTTCATAATCATAGTATGTTCTTGTTTCTTTACTTATGGTTTGTCTAATTGTTGAACCATCTTGTAAAGTAAAGTTTTGTGTTGTTGCACCAATTGATGCATAAGTGTTTGCATCAACTTCTAATTTCTCTACAATTGAAATATTGTCTCTATTGGTTCTTGTTACAACTTTAAAATATGCCTGAACATTTGATGTGTTCATTGACCAAGACAAACCTGAGACACTTGTATTTGCGGTATCTGCATACTCTGGTGCAGAATATTTCTTATCAACAAAATCTACAAAAGGTTTGTATTGTAATGGCCAATCGAATTGTGGGTCGTAAATGTCATTGAATAACAAAACAATCCAATGTCTCTCTGGATTCTCATAATACTTTGTTGCAATAATTTCAGGTGTGTCCCCCTCTTGGATATCATACCTGTAAAATGCAGCTGAATTTTGTTTTAGAGAATCTTCAAAACCAAATCGTGAAACGATATTGGTGACAGTATCCAAACCACTTGTTCTATTGTTTGAAGTGTAGAGTGTTTTTGGAAAATAATTAAAATACTTTGCCATTATTTACCTCTCACCAAAGTATCTGAGTTTGCCAAATCTTCTCTAAAGTCGGCTTTGGTCAAGAAGGTCATCTCTTGGAATTGTAATGTAACTTGAATTGCTGTTGGCATACCTGTGCGACCTAAGTTAGGACTATTTTCACCTGGCACTTCATATGCAGACCAACCATTTGGTGCATAGTTAACATCTAAGTTGGTTAAGACACAAGTTGCAATTTGTGGAATGTTTGGGTTCTCACCACCAGCGTAATAGAACTTAATATCAAACTCTGAAGGTGGTACTAAGAAACCACCTGCACCTTTTAGAATTTCTGGTGCCTGATGAAAACGAAGTCTTTCAATAATTCTTTGAACTTCTAATGCTTCTCTTTCATCTCTTGGATAAAAAACAAAGTCAAATTGGAATGTTCTGAAGTTTGGTGACTTATACACCATTTCTAACATTGGATTTTGAACACGACCTGTGGCCGCAAGAATTGCTTGTCCTGTCTGAGCAGAACCTAATGCACCTGCAACTGCTTGTCCTACTTTTTGTTTACCTGTTTCAACTGCTGATTTTGCAGCTGCACCTGAAGCCGCACTATAACCGCCTTCTTGATAGGCATCCATAATAGATTTTGCGGCTGCGATACCTTGACCACCTAATTCTTCACCTAGTGAAAGTTGGTCGAAAGATTGTGTATAAGTATATTGCAATGTATCTGGCATATACAAAGCAATTGCATCTTTTGTAAGTCTAGTTGTTCTTAAAAATGCTAAACTTCCACCTGTAATTCTTTTAATCGAGTTATCAATAACTGCTTGTGTTTCGGCTGAACTGCCACCAAATTTAATATTTGATTGGCCAAAAATATTATTCACACCACTTGAGATACCAGAAGTGATTCCTGAAATACCTCTACTTGCCGCTGAACTAATTTGTGATGTAAGTCCACCTAATGCACCACCAGATGCATTGTTTATTTGACTGAGGCCAGAATTAATTTTGCCTAGTATTTCATTACCAAAATTAGATGCAAGACCATTGATATCACCTAGATTCTTTACTGAAACGCCGCCAGTATTTTTAAATGTTGCGGCTTCTCCAGAGACTGCTCTGGAAGCATAAGATGTTTCTTTTTGTTCACGGACATAAAATACAACATAGTGTCCTTTGTCATAATTACCAATGTCAAGAGGATAACGAAGTGTCGTTCTTTCAAATTGACTACCAACCAATGGTGCCAAAGGTCCCTTTCGTGTTGCAGGTCCTCTATTGAAAGAAATGTCGGAGAATCCAAAAAGTGCCATATAATTCCTGTTGGTTAGATAGATAATATTTATGTCATACAAAGGATGGTTTCGACCAAAAAACCCACACAAATACAAAGGCGATGCCCAAAACATCGTCTATCGTTCCAATTGGGAACTGAGGGTAATGAAGTACCTAGATGAGAATTCTGCCGTTATCTGGTGGGCATCGGAAGAATTGCCGATACGATATGTCTCGCCAATCGACAACAAAGTGCATCGTTACTTTCCAGATTTCATAGTCAGGACCAAAAGGAAAGATGGCTCCGAGCAGACTTCAATACTAGAAGTGAAGCCGTATCGTCAGACGCTGATGCCAACGCAAAAACGAAAGACCCAACGATACCTGGCAGAAGTCGCCACATATGCCGTAAATCAAGCAAAATGGAAAGCTGCCGATTTGTTTTGTAAAGAACATGGATGGCATTTTCAGTTGATAACAGAAAAAGAGTTGGGACTTTAAGATAAATACTCAAATGGCGACATTAATTGATAGAATTCAAGCATCATTGGCGAAAGAAGGACTTACGCCAAGGTCAAACGCAGCCCGTGATTGGTTAAGAAGTAAGGTGAAAGACTTAAATCCTACACCAGCTTCCATTATGCGTGACAGAGAAAGATTGCGTGATAAATCTTTTATTGGTCGTATGTATTTTTATTTTTATGACCCAAAACATAAGGATACGCTGCCATATTACGACAGGTTCCCATTGGTAATTCCAATAGAACTCTACCCAAACGGTTTCTTAGGGCTGAATTTACATTACATTCACCCAAAGCAGCGAATCATCCTTTTGGACAAATTGAGTGAAGTGGCATCAAACAGACGATATGATGATAAGACAAAGTTGAGAATTAGTTATGAGTATTTGGCTGCGGCTTCAAGAGCATTCGAGGCAGCACCATGTATTAAAAGATACTTGTTCAGTCACATCGAATCAAGATTTTTAGAAATTACTGCTGACGAATGGGATATTGCTTGTATGTTGCCTGTCGAAAGTTTTGTGGGTGCAACAACAAGTAAAGTTTACGCAGATTCACGGAAAAAATTCTAATGTCATTTTCACCAAATTTATTTTTATCAAACATAAGAGCAAAAGACGGTTTAGCGAAACCCTCTCGTTTTGAGGTAGTTTTGCCTATTCCTCCTTACATCAACAGTTATGTGGGTAATTCAGTTATCGAAAAGATTTTGAATTTCCCAAACTCTGTCTTTTCGGATGTTTCAGATGCAATTGGTTCTGCATTTGGTCGTCAAGGCGCACAAGATGAATATTCTCGTACCTCGAATTCATCTATGTCTCGTTACTTGGCACTACAATGTGAGGCCGCAGAAATTCCAGGCAGAACATTACAGACTGCTGATGTAAAGATTTATGGACCTACTTTTAAAGTTCCATATGGAAGTCAATATGGTGATACAACATTGACATTCTTATGTACCAATGAGTTTTATGAGAGAAAACTTTTTGACCGTTGGATTGATGCAATTAATCCCTCAGATACAAACAATCTGAGATTTCCAAAAGGTCAACAATCTCGTTATATGACAAATATTAAAATCATTCAATACGATGATTTTATTAAACAGATTTATGCAGTAGAATTGATTGATGCATTTCCAATTGGAGTTGCACCACAATCATTGAGTTGGTCAGATGATACTTTCCATCGTCTTTCTGTGCAAATCGCATATCAAAGATATCGACCAATTTACGAAGGCACTTACGACCTTGCCGCAGCTGCTACTGCATTGTTTGGTTCAGGACTTTCAAGGATTCTACCACTTGGTCGTGCATTATAAAATTTAACTAAGCGAGGATATTATGGCTTTACCAAAACTAGATGTACCAGTATATGAAATTAAACTGATTTCTTCAGGAAAAACAGTTCGTATTCGACCATTCTTGGTGAAAGAACAAAAGTTGTTTTTGATGGCATCCGAATCACAGGATCCAAAAGAGACAATTCGTGTTATTCGTCAAGTGTTGAAGAACTGTGTGATTGATGAACTTGATATTGATAGTCTACCGACTTTCGACCTTGAATGGTTGTTCTTAAATCTAAGAGCCCGTTCTGTGGAAGAAGTTGTTGATTTGAAATACAAGTGCAACAACATGACTAAAGAAGAAAGCGGTGAAGAAAAGAAATGTAGTGGAACAGTAGATTTCAAATTGAATCTATTGGAAATTCAACCTTCTCGTACCGAAGGTCATACAAACAAATTTAAAATTACGGAAAAGTTAGGCGTTTGCTTAAAGTATCCTACTTTTGAATTGATTGAAAAGTATGAAGATATGGATGAAAACGAGGTGATGTTAGAAGTTCTCATTGATTGTATTGATTACATTTACGATGATGAAAACATCTATTACACCAAAGATTCTACCCGTGAAGAAATTCGTGAGTTTGTAGATAACCTACAACAAAAAGATTTGGAAAAGATTAAAGAATTCTTTGAGACAGTTCCAGAAATCAAAAAAGACCTTGATTTCAAATGTCCAAAGTGTGGTTACAATGAGCAGATTACAGTAAAGGGTCTGCAAAATTTTTTCGTCTAATATTTCGTTATGATACATTAGGTAACTTTTATCAGACGAACTTTGCTTTAATGCAACACCACAAGTATAGTTTGACTGAACTTGAAAACATGTTGCCTTGGGAAAGAAGCATTTATGTGGGTCTCTTAGCAGACTATTTGAAGCAAGAAAAAGAACGATTAGAATTACAGAAACAAACCAGAAAAAAACGCTAAATGGCAGATAAACAAAAAACACTAGCCGATGTATTAGCCAAAGAACTTGGTTATAAGTCGGCTAAAGAATTAAAAGATAAAATTCAGTCAGGTGGCGGTGGACTCAAAGGTCGTTTGGAGTCCGGTGAGGGTATTTCTGAGGCAGTTAAAGGTAGTATTTCTGATGTAAAAGAAGATATCAAAAGAGCCGCAAGTCCAAAGAGATTTGGTAAAAAAGTTTACATGGAAATGTTTAAGGGAGATGATATTATCTCCGCTTACATGCGTGGTAAACTTAACAAAGGCAAAAAAGATAAACTTGCAGAAGAAGATACAACAAAAGCAAGTGATGGTGTTGGTGGTGGAGATGCAACCACTTATTTAAAAATCATTGCAAAGAACGCTCTGTCGTTCCATATGATGAGTAGAGACTTGAATGTTCTCCGCCAAAACATCGTAAAGTTAACAAAGATTGAAGCCAAAGCCTATAACAAAGGTAAAGCAAAAAAAGACCAAGTTGAAGCTCGTGAAGGTGCAGATAGATTCTTTTTAAAAGAAGATGAACGAGAAGCAAAACTTGAATCTGAAAGACAAAAATATTCTGAAAAACCTACGCAAGTGGGTGCAGACGGAAAAGAGAAAAAAGAAGGTGGTGGTTTATTAGAAACCATCATGGGTTTCTTTAAAGGTGGTATTTTCTCTGGTCTTAAAACACTAATCAATCCAAGTGCGATTCTAAAAATACTCGGTAAAGTATTTGTAATTGCAACAATATTCATTTCACTATTCAAAGGCATTACCGCCGCTTTTGACAAGTGGAAAGAAACTGGTTCACTCAAAGAAGCAATCATTTCTGGCTTAGGTGCAATTGTAGATTTCCTTACATTTGGACTTTTTGGTGAAGATTCAGTTCGCAGTTTATTTGATTCAGTAAGTAATTTCTTGGATCCAATCATAAGCACAATCTCAGGTGTTGTAACATCTATGAAAGATTGGATAGTCAACAACTTTGGTATTCCAAAAATATCTTTAGGTTCAATCAAGAACCCAATTACAGGAACAGTTTACTCTCTTGGTTCTATTGGACCTTATTATCCATTTAAGAGTAACCCAAGAAGTGAAGAACCTGAAGTAAAGAAAAAAGAAGATAATAGAAGAATAGAAGAATCTGGTGGTAAAGCCGCAGCTGCACCGCCCTCTACAATGCCTGGTGCCGCAGGTGCATCATCTGGTGAAGCCAAGACAGTAGAAAAAGTTGGTGGTACTTCATTAAGACTTTCAAATGGTGTCTCATATGACCCATCAGGTGGTTCGTTTAACTACAAAGGAATCACATTCAATGCAGACAATCAAAAAGAAATGGATACGATTGTCAATGCTATTGATAAAAAGGCAGTTGTAGAATATCAAGGTATCGACAGAAATGCGGGACCTGCAACAATCACATTCAATGGTGCAACAGGTGAAAGAAGTCTTGCACCACCAAGAGCAGATGGTGGTTCTGCACCAACCGCAACTGCTTCTGCAAATTTAGTAGTTACTGCACAACCAAGTGAACCTAGTGCAGATGGTATGGCACCTTCAGGTGGTGGTGCGACAAGTCCAACTCCTGCGACAAGTGCAGGTGGTGATATGCCGGCAGGAAATGTTGCAATACCTGGTGGTATGGGTGGTGCCACAGAAATGGGTGCACCTGCTGCATCATCAGGCGGTGGTGCATCACTCGCAACTGCACCAACAGAAGAAGGTGTACCAGGACCTATTTCTGGTGGTGGTATGAAGTCTGGTGCCGATTTGGCCGCAGCATCACAAGAAATTGCGGAAGAACAAAGAATGGAATCTTCTGCTGATATGGGTTCGATAGTGAACGCACCAACAACAAATAATTCACAGTCTGCAACAGGTAATGCACCAACAAAGTTACCAGATGTTTACGATAACACATTAGCATTGATGTTAGCAAGAGCGTAATATGGCGTTAAAAACTCCTTCTCTCGTTGGCGGAAAAGAAGAATCATCTTCTGATAATGTAATCTTTCTAAAGATTATTGCAAAGAATTTCTTGTCTGTGCCTTCAATGGCAAGAGACATGAATGTTGCAGGACAAAACATTGCCAAATTAGTTAAAATGCGTGGTGGTACCGCCTCTACTGGCGCAGACATGCATTTCTTAAAAGCAGGTGAATTAGAGAAAAAACTTCAAGTCCAAAAAGAAAAATATTCACCAGAAGCAGTCAAACAAAAGGTTGAAGAAAAAACTGGTTTGTTTGGTCGTTTAAAGGAAACTAAACTTGGTAAAAAAGCAACAAGTAAAGTTTCAGATATCAAAGGTAATCTGTTAAGTGGTTTCAAATCTCTTTTATCACCTAAAAACTTTATCAGAGTTTTAGGTAAACTAGCATTGCCTGCCTTAATCATCACTACATTGTGGCAAGGTTTTACTGGTGCATGGGAAAAATGGAAAGAAACAGGTTCTATTTGGGAAGCATTTAAAGGTGGCATTAGTGAAATAGTTGATTTCTTCACATTTGGTTTGATTAGTAAAGACGATGTTTCTGGACTCATGGATAGTGTTGCAGAGTTTTTCAAACCTGTTACAGATGCAGTATCTAACTTTTTCGGTAAGTTCTCAGATTGGTTTGCAGAAAAATTTAAAGTAGTCAGAGAATTCTTAGGAATACCTCCTCCAAAACCTAAAGCGATAGAAGTTCCTGTTGATAAAGAAGCAGAAAGAATTCGTAAAGAAAACGAAGAAGAACTTGCTAAGAGAGAAGAAAGTTTAAGACAACTCAGAGAAGCGGAGAGAAAAGCACAATACACGGGTGAAGATGAAATTGTCCGTAGTAGAATGGGACTTCAACAAAAGTCCGCTAAAGTTGCTGAAGAAGAATTAAAAGTTGCTCGAGAACAAGCTGCTGCAGGTAGACCAGTAAGAGCCGCACCATCTGCACCTGCGGCCGCACCACCAGGTGCGCCAACAAGAGAAGCTGCACCTAAAGTTCCTACTCCAACAGGTGATGATAAGTGGATTATGGACATGATTAAAAAACATGAAGGTGTAAGAACAAGACCATACAAAGATTCTCTTGGTTTATGGACAGTTGGTGTTGGTCACTTAATCGGTGATGGTAAGTCTTTACCACCTGAATGGAACAGAGAATTCACTATGGCAGAGATTGATGCTCTGTTTGCAAAAGATTATGAACATCACAAAAAACAGGCAGAGAAAACACCTGGTTACGATAAAGCAAATGAAAAAGGTCGTGGTGCATTAATCGACCTCGCATTTAATATGGGTGGTGCCTGGTATAAGAAATTTAAAAATGCTTCTGCTGCACTTGCCGCAGGAGACTTTAAAAAGGCAGCCGAAGAATTAACCGACAGTCAATGGTATCAACAAGTTAAAGGTCGTGCCCAAACTATCGTTGCAATGATTCGTGACGGTCTTGGTGGTGCACCTTCAAAAGTAGGACCTGGCGCAGTTGACACAAAACCAATTCAAGTTGCCGCACCGTCTGCACCAAGTGGTGGTGCCGCTCCATCAGGAGGCGGTTCACTTGCATCATTAGTTAAAACACAATCTGGTGTGGATATGTCTGGATTCCAATCAGAGTTTGAAAAGAGAGTTGCCGCTATGGCAGCCGACTTTAAAGCAAAAACAGGCAAATCACTTCTGATTACTTCTGGTTATCGTAGTAATGAAAAACAAAAAGAACTCTTTGACAAAGCACTTGCTGCAAACGGTGGTAATGTTGCATTAACTAGACAAAAAGTTGCAGAACCTATGCCACCTCTTGGCAATGGTAGGGGCAGTCAACACTTAAAAGGTCTTGCGATTGACATTAACTCAAGAGGTGCGGAAGGTTTAAACACACTTGCAGGTCCAAGAGATAAACCTACTGGTTGGTTAGAAGCGTTTGGTCTGATTCGACCAGTACCAGGTGAAGATTGGCATGTGCAACCAAATGGTGCGGCACCGACACCTGACAATCCAAACAATCCAGGTGCACCAATCGCAGTTGCCGGTAAAACAGGAAAAGCAACAGATGTAGCATCAGGTAAAACAGAAGCTATTTCACCAACACCAAAAACACAAGGTTCTCAAATAGCATCATCTTCTACAAGTATTGCTGCTGACCAGAGAGCCCAACAGAAACCTCAAACGCCTCTTGTTGTAAATGCACCAACAACAAACAATCAAGTGGTGATGAAAACTGAAGTTGCATCATCAGGCAATCCAAACAGAGCACCTGCACCTTCTACTGCACAAGTATTAACTGCCAGAGTGGCATAAAAAAACCCGGCGCAAGGCCGGGTTCAAACTAGCTAAGAAAGTGATTAAGTAGTTAGTTTGATTCTGCGAGAGACTTAAAGTAATTCAAGTCATCGTCATCTTCAACGATTGCTTTATCGATTACAGATACATCTTCATCTTTGATAGAAGAAACAACTGAATCAGCTGCCTTAGTTTTAGGTGCAGTAGCTACACCATCAAAACCAAGAACCTTATCAAGGCGTGATTTCAATTGTTCGTATGATTTGAATTGTTTCTTTTCAGTAAACTCTTTCAAACCAAATTCTTTCTTCCACAAATCTTCAAGTTTTGCATCATCACCATCAAAGAGTGCGGACTTATCTGCAAACTCTGATTTATCATAGTTACGGTAACCTTCAACATTACGAATCTTCAACTTGAAGTTAGCACCTTCCCACATATCAAATGGGTTGACTGCTTCTTCATCAGCAAACTCAGGATTCATTGCTTCTGTAATCTTGTCGAAAATTTTCTTACCAAACTTGAACAATTTGATTTGTCCTTCGTTGGCAGGATTACTTGGGTCAGAAATTACGAGAATGTTTGCAAGGTAAGACAACTTACGCTTTTGTTTACGAGCAATATCTTTGTTTGCTTCGATACCAGAATTCCATAATGTATTGTTGTGTTCACAAACTGGACATTTTTCATTGAGAGTGGTCAGACAGTTATCAATGTACCAACCGCCTGGTCCTTGAAACCCGTGAGAAAAGACACGAACCCAAGGCAATGCATCATCACCATCGGCTGCAGGAGCAGGAAGAAAACGAATAACAGCCATGCCGTTACCTGCTTTATCTACTTCTGGTTGCCAAAATCGGGTATCTTCTTTTGAACCGGCTTCTGCGGTTTGGGTGGAAGCTTCAATCGCCTTTGTAAGTTTGTCCAAATCGGTGCGATTGCGCTTTAGTTGAGCAAATGAACTCATTGTGTTTCCTTTCGTATAAACGGAGTATTAACGGTATATAAACGACTTATCCACATAAACATAATATATCATATATTTAGTGTTCATGCAAGCAGGGTTTTAATCTTTTCAATAGTTTCACCGATATCTTTGTGAAGAATACCGATGCCGCCTGCCTTATTGAAAGCGTCAATAACATCTTTGGTGTCATCGACCAAAACGATGCCTGGTCCTGCATAATCTCTTTTATGCCTACGACCTGGTACCACATTCGGTTTAAATGCGATATCGTATTTTTTTAACCAAGCAATTTTTTGTTCCATTACTTCATTGTGATATTTTTCACCACCAGATGAAGTAAGCATTTCGACCTCGATTCCTTTTTTCTCAAGTTCTTTGGCAAACCTCACCAATTCTTGACCACCTGGCCACCATGGTAGTGTTTCAAAACCTTTCTTGTTCAAAATGAAATCAGGCCATTCTTGTGTCCATAATTTCTTGTCACGATTTTTAAGTGTTTCTGGTCCGTAGTTGGCAGAAAACGCACCTTCAAAATCTGTGAGGACACCATCCATGTCGAGATATAATTTTTTCATGTTAAAACCTTTTTGAGTATCATTTTGAATTTTACAACATCTTGTGGTAAAAATGAGGCATACTTTTCACATTTACGCCTATAATCAGGCCATCGAATCGTATCGGTAATCTTTTTGTTCCACATGGGGAAGAAATTTAAAATACTATTAAGAATACAGAGAGTTTCGATTGATACTTCACCACGCAATGCTTTTGTCAATAATACCGGGTAATCACCATCAGTTTTGATTACCGAATTTGGGTCATCCAGTCCCTCAAATATAGTTCTACAATCATTCTCAAACACATAGGAAAGACTTTGGAGAGTTTTCTTTCGTGTTCTGTATCTCACATCAGCATCTTCACTTAACAAGTCTCCGACCCAAGATTTTTCACTTACCAACATATTGGCAACAATGAAATCGGTAAGTTCTTCTTTGTTGGAATATTTCCGAGAAAGTTTGTAAAAGTGGTATTTGTCTCTACGATTCTCAAATGCCGTAACGCTTACATTGGACTTGCCATTGTATTTGAAGAAATCGTAGGACTCCTGTGTGAAATGTAGTTTTAGTGCTTGATATAATCCAAATGCTTCATAACCAGTCATAGTGGTAAACGAGAACTTTTTTCTTTCAACATATTATTATCCATGGCATCATTTTCTAACTTAGACTTCAAGTTAGCATTTACTAATGATGCCGCCACTTCAATTTCAAGTCCTGTTTGTTTACAGTATTCTACAATCGCTTCAATGTAATTGTAGTCGGTTTTAGAAACAAGAGCGTCAATGGCTTTGGCAAACTTTGCCATTTCATCTTTTGTTGGCATTATGCCTCACTTGTGCATACTGATTTTGGTGCGTGAACAGGACAATTATCATCATAACAATTATGAGACTTCATCATGCTTTTATCAAGTCCACAAACCTCACATCCATTTGCACGAAATTTAGGAGGGTTCATTAGAGAATGAACGGTTGATGCCCATCGTTGATTTGATTCTTCACGGTCATCTTCTTCATCTGAAATTGATTCCCATTGCGATTCATCAACAATGTCCAAATTACCATCAAAATGAAATCCTGCACCACGCAAGAACATTTCAAATTCATTCACAATATCACTCAATGTTTCTGCCTCAAACTCAACGGTTCTTTTTGTTTGAACACTATGAGCAAAAGGCATAGATTCTTCTTGACAAATAAAAGTAAATTTAGACATTATTTCACCACCGATTCATAAAGATTTTCAAATTGTTCATGCACAGCAACTTCTTCATCAAAGTTTTGCTTGTGATAAACCCTCACTAATTTTGCAACAAGTTTTTTAGGCAGTTGCATTTGTTTTGCAGTTTCAGCAATTGCTTCACGAATATAATCATTCTCACCTTCGATACGAGTCATCGAATTGGAACATTCCTGAACAATCTTGAAAAGTTTTTCACGGTCAGGTTGTGAAAGTTGGTTGATAGTAAGTTGTTGAACTGCCATAATATACTCCTTTTAAAATCACTTTTTAGGCGAAGCGGCATATGCCACACAAATATTGTCCGAATGTGTTACATAAGAACAACGAACAGAAATTGGATCCATACCTTTTGCAATCGCACTATCAATATTTTTTGCCATTAGGTTACGGTCATTTACATTATAAATTGTTACGCCAATAATTGCGGCAAGAACGATAAGTGTAACGCCAACAATAAAAACTTTACCATCGTTAATGATGTTTAGTTTATCTGTCATATACTGATTCCTTTACTTTTATCTGCATCTTTAGTTGATTTGTAAAAAATATGTCTGCCAATTTTTGTAGTCTTTGGCAAACCCCAATTAGGATTCACATAGTCGGCATGATAAAAGGTTGCGCCATATGTGACATCCTTGATACTTTCATAATTAAACAATATCGTTACTGCTAGATTACGAATGTCATTATATAACAAATGGTCTCTAATTGTCAAGCTCTGTGGCGATAAACACACCCAACTGAACTGACATGTGCCGTTTGTTCTTTGGTTTACAACACCGCAAATATCATTGGCATAGTTACCTGTAGCCAATCGGTTTAATGTAACCATGGCAACTGCAACTTTTCCGTCTCTTGGTTCACTTGCGGCTTCAAAGTAGATGTTTTTTGCCAAACAATCTACTTGTTTCTGAACTGGTTTACTCAATGTGTGATATTCGACATTTAGTGGTAAAAAATACCTGGTGTTGCCTGTCATCACAATTGATGCAATCACTATCAATGACGATAGTAGAATACTTGAAAGTAAAATGTTACTTCGCATATTTTCTCCTTAATTAGTTAAGGACCGTAGATAAAATAATCCACGGCCCAATCCCGTATCAGGTGGACTTTTTGCTAGTCTTTTCTTGTGTAGATGGGATTTGTGAAACGAAACCGTTTAGCTCTGTGGCTTTTTTGATTACATCGGTTTC